TGCAATCTGCTGCTCAATCTGACCTCTCATAAAGTCTCTTGCGGCTTGCTCTTGCTCAGCTGTAAACTTAGGCTTAGGCAATCCCGACACAAGGTCGCGCTCTAAGAGTATAATATTTGGATTACCCTTAGACTCCTTTTCGTCAAACGTAAAAGTAAATGGAAGACCATTTTTGTCAGTACCAACGTCTTGAGTCAAAATAGACGTTATATTGTATGGGTTGGTGAAATAAGAATTAATAGCATTCTCAACGAATTTTTCACGTCCCGGGCGTTGCATAGCGTCCTCAATAGTTACTACTTGCCCTGCGCGACCCTCTGAACCGCGCTTAATATCAGCAGTAATGTACTCAGCCATTCTACCGGATATTTCTTTAGTGGCTTTTTGAGTGTCAAACTTATCAAACCTAGATTTAATCCGGTTACGCAAGTTGTTTACAGTTTCTACATTGCCTGTGAGCTTCATTACCCCTTGGTTGTCGGGGTCAGGCTCCATCATACCAACGCTAAGTTGAAAGTCAGTAGGGTTGATAAGAATCTTTGACTTGTTAAAATTAGCAAAGCCCTCAATTGAGCCCATAAGAAAACCCTCTAACGCTTGAGATGCGGTTGCTGGGTCTTGACTTTTGGCTCTCTCCATCTTTACCTTATACTCCTCTTGGTATTCTTTTGCTAAATTGAATACCTGCTTTGTGCCGTCATTTATGTTTTGACGCATGATGGTATAATCTTTAAGCTTGAGCTGCCCTGACTTTAACAAACGGTCTTGCAGAAGACGAGCCTGCTGCGCATCACTAGCGTAGTTTAAAGTCCACGAATTAGCACCCTGATGCTCTCCCGTAGGTGCATTAGCAAGCTGCTCTCCGAAGTCTCGGGATGCTTTGTCAATAGCAGCCTTTTTATCTTCACGAAGTTTATTCTCCGTTTGAAGCATCTCAGAGAGATTCTTCCCAATCTCTCCCCAATTAACAAAACTGTCAGCTTGCCTCTCAGCGTATTTATAATATGTGGCCATTTCTTAAATTATTTATTGACCTCCAACCCCCGGAGCATTAAATCCATAAGGATTAAATGACTGTAAACTTGTAGGTATTTGTTGCTGAATAGCTTTCAAAGTGTTTAAATCAAGATTGTTCATAAAGTCTTGATATTGTAATGGCGTCATTGATGCAACCTTGCTAAGGTCTACGTTATTAACGCTACCCATTCCTGCAATACTTCTTTGCAAGTCCACCTGACTTAAACCATACTGACTACCCATAGCTGTATCAGCTATCTGAGAAGTAATTTTTGCACCCTGTGTCTTTTGATATAAAGGAACCATTTGCAAGCCCTGTTGTGCAACGCTTTGTACTCCAGCCACACCTTGACCAAAAGATGCCGCAGCAGCTTGCTGTGCGTCACGTGCTGCCAATTGCGCACCTTGAGCTTCTGCTAGGTCAAGATTTACTTTCGCGTCTCGAAGCCTAGACTCCTCTCCTGCCACAAGCTTATTCAATCCCATTACCTCTTGTGCCATTGCTGTACGAACGCCAGCCTGCCCCTCTTGTTGGGCTAGCTGAACGCGTCCAGCAGTAGCAGCAGCACCACGCTCACTCTCAACAGCAGCGTCAATAGCTTGAGCTCCTTGAACAAGTAATGCCTCGCGCTCTAGCTCATACGCTTCCTTGTTGATACCAAGTTGTTCGTAAAAGTTTACGTCTAATTTCTTTCGCGCCTCTTCTAAAGTCCTAGCCGCTTCTGCCTCTGCTTTTTGCTGAAGCTGCCTCTGTTTTCCTGCTTGAACGAAAGAAGCACCGGCCCCTGCTGCCGATACTCCAATGCTTGCTATTGCTAATGATGTTGCTGCCGGCATTTTATAATAGTTTAATCATTTCTTTTATATTATTATCACCCTTGACGTATCCCAACTTTTCATAGGTTCTTATCAAGAATGGATGCTTAATTAGAGCATAAACGTATTTATGCCCCGTATTCTTGCAGATATTGGTTAAGGTTTCAACCAATAGCTTTATAGCTTCACTTCTCTGTGGTTTCTTTCTGTACTGCTTATTGGATATAATCCACTCTACCCACGCTACCTTAGAGTTAGTGATATACACAAATCCTGCACATATCGCTATTTCTCCATCGTATACTATAACGCCACCGGCCCCATTGTCAGGAAGGAAGTCTTTAGCAGGGGCTTCCCACCCCCACTGCTCCCACCATTCTTTCAAAATAGTGTCGTAGTCATTTTCGTTTAACGGGCGTACATTAAATACCATCTCTCACAAAGATATTGAAATTTTAAGGATAACTCTTCATCACTTCAGATTGCACGGCGAACAACTCTACTTTACTCGTACTAGGGTTCTCAAGCGTGAATAAGCAGTAATGACCCAGCACGCCATGCGATTCAGCAACGGAATTTTTGATGTAAAAAATGTAAGGGTTTTGTATAAGTGGCATGCTTCCACCTGCAATAGTGGTGTTAACGATTAGCTTGTTGTTTCCCGCCACATAATTCACAATGATGTTCGTTACCTGACCGCATAAAACAGGAGTGCTAAAGCTTGGAGGCAAGCTGAAATAAACAATGTCCCCAATGCTGATAATGCTGCCAATGTCAATAGGCGAAGAGCCAATCGCAAAGTTAATCTCTAACACAGGTGCAGTGCCTGTAATCAGCGTACTTCTGCCGATGCCATTCACTGAGCGTAACGGGTATTCTGCTGGTGTCGCAGGCGTAGTTCCCGAATTGCGAACAAACGCAAACCACGCAGCTTCTTTCCTTTCAAACCAACCTCGCTGAATAAACCCTGAGAACTGCAAGTCTGTAGTCATAAGAGCGTCCCAAGCTGAGTCACCCTCAAGGTTCAACGTCTTGAAAAGCTTGCTCTCAAGGGGTGAGGTATTCATTACGCTTACCAACCTAGAGGTGTATTGAACTCCGTAAAAGTTATTACGAATATTATTCACGTTGTGCCGGTATAAGTTGCCACCTTTAAAAGTGTAGAAGTAGTTGTTCATCCCAATCATCCAATCAGGATTGTAGGAGTAAAAAGAAGGCCATCCTTGGCTTGCTTCGCTATATGTCAGTGTGTAGTTTGCCATCTATTTATTTTAACATAATGCACATGTACCCGTTACAGTTCCAGTATCGCTGCCGAATGTCACGCTAATTTCGACTACAAAACCGTTGAATGACAAATAGTATACGTCTGTTGAATACGTCTCAAAGTCAGAAGACACAAATTCAGTGCATAAACAAAATAAAGGATTGTCTCCCATAACCGTAATAGGAGTACCATCTATTCCACAAGCAATAGGCTCGGAAACGCCAAGGCTAGCAGCATAGTTAGCGATGTTACCTTCGCATGCACCTAATAAAACAACAACTCCATTAGAGTCTACTAAAAACCAATTCTCAACACCAGCGTCAATAGTTCTATAATACCCGGAGGGGAGTTTTGTCTCGCCAAATGCGTCTTCAAATACCAAATCATACAACGTTACAACACCCGCTGTTCCTGTGACATTCGCCAAGTAATACGTTTCGGTTATAGGCATTAAGCATACTGCTTCAGTTGAGTCAACTGCAATACTGCAAGAAATCTCATCAAGAGCTGTAGGACACGAAATGCTCAGGTCAAATGCTGTTCCAAGGCACGGCCCAATCATTTTCAGCGTCAGTATTGATGGACTTGCTGCCGTTTTAGGTATAACCATAACGCAAACGCCCGGAGCAATAGTTGTTAACTCCAGCTGACCTGAAAGAATGGTCACCGATTCACTCATGCCTGATGACACAAATGAGCCTGACTGATACTCATATATTGGCAGGACATACGGCGAGCCAGCAGGAAGGCCACAGCTTGAAGCAGTAGCACCTAAATAAGTTGGAAGCCCTGTAGACCCTTGTAGCCATCCGTAATTAGGAGATGATACCCCATTGTATACTACGCTATCGTATGTCGCCTGAAAGCCGTCAGGAATGCTAATAGGGTCGAATGTAATGGTTACAGCACCAAGGGTAGCACCCAAGTTGATGTCTAACAAATACACGCCTTGCAGTCCGCTCTCTTCAATCGTTGTTCCACATTCAATAGCACACGCAGGGCAATTGACTTGCGGTAACAAAACGCCACTGACTTGCTCTCGGACAATTGTCCCGTCAGAATAAAATCCATTTGGGGCAATTGTCGTTAAAGAAGCATCTGAATAAATAACGGATGCTGAACCTAGTGATGGTGCGTCTAAGTAGTACGTTGCTTGTGTTGCCATTTTTTTTTATTTTAAATACTATACTTCACCTTCACAATTACAGCACGCATCAGACTCGCTCTCTGTGGAGTAGCATAACGAAATCGGCAATGATTGTCTGTAATCCCAAATCATATACAAATATTGACCTACGCTAGGCACGGTAAAGTCTGAATAGTAGTAGCCTGCACTTCCCAATACTGTTGGTATAGTGGTAGCTACCGAAAGCAAAGTTGCAATATTCGCAGCATTATTCCCATACAAAGTGTTACTTCTAAGGAATTTAAAATTATCACTTGATGGGTCAAATATGAAGTTATCAAATCCAATCTTGTTAGATGCTATTCTTACAACGCTTCCAGCTGGCGGGAATCCACCGGTGCCGGGAAGACCTGTAAGAACTTGATACCCTGAAATTACAGGAGTAAGCAAGCTATTTCCAAAAGTAATCATGTTAGACTGCAGTGGAGATGTAAAGCTACCATTAGTATACCTGTATTCGTTGTGTATAAACAAGTTATCCTCAGAATTGCTTGTAACGCAAACGTTTATAATTGTCAGAAAGTCTGACGTAGGGCACTTGGCATTGATAGTAAGCTCTACCGCACCAACAGAAGTCACTTGGATGTCTACCGTAGTAATGTTGTTCAAGCTCTTGGTAATACTCAAGAAACCACTTGTAGTGGTAGCTCCTGTTCCCACAACAACGCTATTGTATGTAGCCGTAATTTGAAATACAGTTGTATTACCGGCAGGGACTGAATACTCTAAGATAGCCTGTCCAACAACAGGGCCTAAGTCTACACAATAATTAACCTCTGCATTAGGGAATAAGCTAAGTGTCTGAGCTACGCCACAAGACAAGCACTCCTCAAGCTGAGGCAGCTGTCTGTCGTTGGTAGTAAGTACATACTCATTCATATATGGGTCAAATCCCCCAAGCTTTTGAGTAGTGAAGCTTTCTATAAAGTTGTCACGAAACCAAGTACGCATACCTATTTCGGAAACCACACTTAGCTGGTCACTATTGTAAGAGGCACCCTTTAGTTGAATAACAGCGCCGCGTTTGGTGTCAGTAAAGTACCTGTCATATCCCCAATTAACATAGCTCTCAGGGTTGAAACTAATGCCGTATTTTTCAACACGGGCAATTTGCGTACCCAATACTTCAGGTACCGAGGTGATTGCTCCACCTGCTGCAGCATCTGATAATAAGTTCTTGCCTGCAAGCACATACGAAATCTTATCCTCTTGAAGGGTAAGCACGTCAGTCTCGCGACCATCCAACAAGTATATCGGCCCAAATGAATCCTCTAACGTCTTATAATTTAACAAGCCCAAGTTGAACTCGTTAAGCTTATTTACGTTTGACTCGTCATTGTAAATGCCACTATAAGTGATGTCAGCAAATCTGTTGGCTTCCTTATAGTCCTGAGCAGAAACACTCGTAACCCGGTTACCCAAATTGAATGGCCTGCCTGCAATTGAGTCAAGAATCTTAAAGCTCTCAGCTCCATTGCCAAAAGTAAAGCAGTTGAAAAACTCTGTGTTTACAATAGCCGGCAGCGAGCTTGTTTGGTTCTGAACGTTGCCAGTGTGGAATCCATTTACGATTGGTAAAGACAAGTTGTTTTCAAAAAACACATCAGGCAGTGCATCTGTCGGTTCAGTTTCAAAAATCATCGTGGTCTCAGCACGGAACACCTCAATGTTTACAATTACAGTTGAGCGACGTTTTTGTTTTGCAAATAATCCACCGCAACTAATAGTACCACTTACCAGCAGCGACAATTTATTGTTTGATACGTCCCTATAAAACCTGTAATAATTAGTACACAAGTCACAAGGAATATCTATCGCACTTGCTGCTAAAGTAGATATATACTGATTGTCAGCATCGCATTGGCCTCCTCCAATATCTTGGATTCCATCGTTTAGTATAAGCTCCACATTATCTCCATCCCACCAATCTTTCATGTTGGAATAATTGTTTGAGGCAATAAGAGTTTTTTCTAACGTATAAATACGCTTTTCACAAGCATTGTTTCCGTCGCCTGTGCCTTGTCTTTTAAACTTAAAGCTAAGTTTAATCCGACTACCAGCCGGAACGGTATAATCTACCCAAGCTGTTGTAGCTGTGTCATATCTGTTCATTTGATACTCAGCCACAGGACACTCTCCACTATCATCTTGGTCTACTTGTACATTGCCGGGAGCAATAACTGCGAGTTCATCCTGAACAACTGAAAAGCTATTAGGATTTATTTTCATATACACCCCTGATGGTACAGGAATGTCTACAGACGGGTCTAATTGACTAGGGATTTGTATAAACCCATCTGCCTTAGCCTCTTTCTCAAGGACAGTGGCATATAAACAACTACCTGTTGCTCCGCTAGTATCAGCCTTAACAATAAGCCTATCACCCTGCTCAACTTTTTGCGCGTTTTCTCCCTCAAGAAGGAAGTATGCGTTATTGCTTAATGGGTCTAAAAAGAATATACTGCTATAAATAGTCTCATAGTTCTCTTCGTCAGGCTTGATAACAAACTTATACCTAGTCGCCCAATATGGCACTTTCTGAGTAGGTGGAATTATAACCTGTATGCTGTTCTTGGTGTCAGATGCAGAGCATGGGACGTGGACAGTATTGTTTGGACTTACCAATGCAGTTGATGCACGATTAAATTCGTCCATGTAAACGATACCAATCTCATACCCTCTGTTGCTGTGCAAACTCTTAGGAGTATTTATTTTTTGATAAAAAGCCTCAGCAAAAACTACTGAGTAGTACTCAACTACCTCAAAGGTTGGCGTAGTAACGTTATTCACAAACTTCATAGCAGTAAATTGGAAACCAATTTGTTGACTGCTAGGAGATGTAATAATACCAATGGGCTGCCCCGCACCACTAATGCCACTTGCAAACTTAATGAGAGCATCTAAATTGTTTGGGATAGCACAGTTTACAAAATCGGTAAACGTAGTTCCATCGCAAGACGTAGGGTCTATAGGGTCATATACCGGTTTAATGTTTGCAACTGTACCAACTGCCTCTTGAAACTCAATGCTTGTAGCAAGAGCATATACTGACGGGTAGTTTGTTGGAAGAACAAACGAAAATGTAGTGGATATGTTCTCTGATTCCTCAGTAGGAAATGGAGTATTCCCGGAAAAGCCTTGGTGACTAATCGTTACCTCTAAAGTAATAGATGCCCCCTGAATTAAGTCTAACCCCGTAAGGTCAATGTTCACTATTGCATTCGGTATGGTTTGAGCACTGCCATAGTTGTAAGTACCCGTAGCTGTTGAGTCAGGTATAGTTGATTGGTCAATAAGCTCTGTAATTAACTTGGTAGTGTACTCAAGCTTTACAGGGTTGTCGTTGCTATCAACCATGTTATAGCCCTCAACATAGTTGCCGTACATTAACCGGTTGCCCATTATCGTTTGAGCCTTTGCAAAACGCGGTACGTTGTCGTACAAACGGAGCAACTCAGACACAGGTAAAATTGTAAAAATCTTGCTATTCGTAAACGTAAACTGATTGTTGGTGTTGTCTGCAAAACCAAGTTCAGCCTTGTCAAGCGTTTCAATAACACGAATGACGTTACCTGATGCCTCCTTGAATAAAAGGTCAATGCCTTTTACTAACGGGCCGCCCGTGTTGTACGTAACAACTACAGTATTGGCAGAGTTTTGCATTCCCTCATTCAAGAAGCTTGCTATGCTAAACTCAAAAGGTTTAGGAATAAACGCAGGCTCAGACCACTGAGACGTAGCTGAATACTCTCCATCCGCATAGCGATAGCGATAAGCAAAGCATAAGAACCGGTTCTCTATAAAGTTTGCCTGATTAGCCGTAGCTATTGGCAAGATTGTAGGTGCTTGAATAGGTGGCTTCTTAATGACCATAATAGACTCTGCAGAAAATTGGTCAATATTGGCAACAGGATTTGCATAGCTTCTAGCGCGATTTATAAACCTTGGAGGATTATAGTCGTCCGTAAAAAATATTAAACGGTCAGAAACGTTGAAAGACACAATGTCAACACCTGTAATAAGGTATTGTGGGTTGAAGTTCAAAGTAGTGTTTACACCGCCACCATCATTAATACTCACAACGTGGTATGTTAACACGCTGGTGTTCACGTTGAAAGACACAATCATGTCAAGCTTTCCTGTAGCACCAACAGTGAAGTTGCTATCGTGGATAAACCAATATACGGTCTCGTTTGCGCTGTCGTCAATAGCACCAATACAACGCGCTGATGCGCTCAATGGGGTGCCATCAATGTACTTTAACGTAGTCAGCTTAACGTTTCCTTTTGAATTTTCAATCACACCAATTTCAGCATTCTCAGTAGAACCCATCCGGATGTTAAGACCATCAACATATTCGCCATCAGGAATAAGGCGTTCGTCGACAACCTTATTCATTCTACCTGCTATAAAATTCCTAGTGATATTTGCCATCTTATTTTATTTGCTTGTCCATTCCTCTCAAGTTCATCAAGAGCCGGCCGGGGTGAATGTTGCTGATTCTAATTTTTGCATTGCGTAACAACGCAGTTCTTTCTTTGCGAGCACGAGCTACAATGTATTCTTGTACGCCAAGCTTAGCATTTAAAATCTCGTACTGAATGTATGCGTAAATGTACTTTTCAAATAACTTGTTTACAGTAACCAGTGAGTTGTCTCCGTTCTCCATACCATCAGATATGTATTCAAGAATGACAGACTGACCATACATGTCTGAGTTAAAGTTAATTACGCCATGTTTTTTGTCAATGGCAAATGTAGGATTGAAGTTTGCAGTCTCAGTATTGAGACCATAACGCGCTCCAATGCCGTACTCAAAGTACCACCCGCCATCAATGTTCCAACCCTCTTGCCCGTTGTAGGGGCCACCATTTAAGTAGATACTTTTCTTGGTGCCATGTAAACGGTTTAAGTCAATCTCAGAAAACTGAGGCTGAAGTACGTTGCCATTTTGGTCAAATAAAATTTTACCTTGATTGTCTTGCAAATAAGCCTTAGCCGACAAAACTTGAATGTTCTCTGTAAGTGGTCTCAAATACCCGTCCCGGTAAAGGTTTACCCTTACCCAATTGACATAGTCAGAAGGCAGGATATAACGCAAAGAATCGTCTACGGTAAGCTCTAACACCTTTATCTCTTTAAACGCATCATAGTTCAACTCTTGTACCGCACGCTTGGCGTGAAACAAAATCTTGAAACGCTCTTCATTATTTACCAATGAATGGTTCCCTGAATACATCAACATAAAGTTGTTGACGATGTCAAACAGACTCACGTATTGATACGAGCCCCAATTTGCGTCTTCGGGCTGGTTACCGTTATTGTCGTAGTATTGATACTGACTGATGTATGCCATGGTTATTGCGATTGTTTTTGTTCCTCAACAGCGCCAAACTGAGCTACCTGAATCTCTCGAATAGACATGCCACAGTATTGCAAAATCTTAAATATAAGTTTGTACTCGTCTTCTAACGGTACCTCAAAGTCTTGATAGTCAACCTGAGATTGGTCGAACACAGGCTCACCGCTTGCTAATGTAATAAATGTCCATTTCGGCGCTTTAGGATACCTGAAGTATTGAGCGTCTACCTCCGATGGCAAATTAATGCTTGAAGGATACAAGGTCATTATACCACCCTCTTGCGTATACGCAGGGTATTGCTCCGTTGGGGCAGTCAGTAATGAGTTTACCAACATTGTTATTTGGCTATGGTTTACCTTCTCAGCTTCGCCTTTATATACGCGAGTGGCGCCTGAAGCGTCATAGCAGAGTACCTTATTAATTAGGAAGTAGTCAAACCCTGTTGTCGTTAATGATGGTGTAAAATACCTATTTGTACCCGGAGCTACCTGAGTAAGAGTAGAGGTCTGAGAGAATGTCTCAATAGCCTCCTCAATTGTTTTTTTAAGGTCTGCATAGGAAGTGCCCGATGTGCGAGCATTCTCCATGTTGACAGCTTTATTATACTGAGCAAAGTACTCCTCAAACACTTCAAGCTGCGCTTGTTTCGCATATAAGTTAAAATCCGCTGGGGATACATATCCGTAATTGTTCTTGTTTAGAACGGCTAGTACGGTGTTTCTTACAGAATTTATCATTAGACTGTTTTTACAAAGATATACAAAAAAAAAGAGGGTATGTAAATACCCCCCTTTTCAATTTATTGCTTATATTAAAATTATTGCAAGCTGTTTTCAAGCATCTTTAGAACGTCTATTCCATCGTCAGTTTTCAAGAAGTTTGCCACAGAAAAATATGGGTCTTCACCGTATGGTACAGTGAGCATCTTTTTCTTATTTGAGTTGGTATTAAACCACACTTCCTTTTGCCCGTTTCTGAAAGTCAATAGCTTGCTTTCAAAAAACATGTGAACGTTAGATTGCAGTTGCAACATTGGGTCTTCAAGGATGCTCAAGAAACCACGTGGGTCGCGCTTAGCATAAAGCAAAATATCACGCTTTAATTCTGCTGACGTATAACGAGCCGGGTCTTTACCAAACAATACACGACAAACGGTCTCAAGCTGTTCGAGATTTAATTGACGAGCCTGAATTAACGCATCTACCTCGAATGAAAGCGACTCAACTTCTTGAGCAGCATCTCTTTCGTTGTCTATTTCAGTAAACGTGCGACCGTTCAATGGGTGATAATGCAAGAAAGATTGCAATACAGGATTGTTTTTTGGGACACTTAAAAATCCGTTTTCAAAGATAACAGGCTCTACAATAGCGTTGCCGTCTTGCTCATCTTCAAATGGAGTCTTTTGATTGATTGCGTATCGCAAAGGTCTGTTGACATTGTTTTCCTCATCGTACCACAGCAATGGATAGCGCTTGGTATTTCTAGACGGGATGGTGTAAGATAGCGGTGCTACCTTGCCTTTTAATTTGTAGACTTTATCTACCGGGGTTGTGTTCTTTTTCATTTGATATAATTTAATTTTTAGAGAAAAAATAGGGGGAGTGTCTTTGAAGACACCCC